TAGCATGTAAAGCAAAATCTTCATTACATGAGATATCATAGGTAATATAATCTGGATGTGTTTGATTAGGTTTCTGTACATCAGCAAACCAAACATGTGAATTAATCTCTGTCAGGATATCCATAGTGTTTGTAGCTATAGATAATCCTTCTGGCTTGTGTCTCTTCATGTAGCAATAACTACAATTATACAAACAGCCAAAACCAAAAGAAGGAGCAATGAAATCAGTGCTCCTTAAGCTTGGTCTAATTTTAAATGTTTTACGCTTGACTTTTTCTATCACCTTTTTCTAAAGTTGATATAAGCAGATGCGTTCTTGTTAGAATCAAACAGTTTTACATTTCCAGCCTGATCTCTAACAAATGTCCATTTAGTAAAAAAGTATAAAAACTTGCTCTTTTGCTGAATAGCAAATTTGGTAACTGCTTGTTCACTCTCTTTTACAATTAATACTCTGTGTCCTTTCCTTTCCTCTCCTTTTCTTAAAATAATCATATGTGTTGGTTTATTTAGTTACTTATCTAATTTAATCTGATTCTCATCCAGTATCTCATAAAACTTATCTCTAATTCTTTCTACCATCTTCCACTCTTCTTCACTAAGCTCTTCATACTTCCATAATGTTCTTAGCTCCTGAGATATATCCCATAGAGCTGAATACATATTACCACTCTGTACAGCCAAATCAAATTCATGCTGGTCTTCAGGTAGGTTAAATTCAAGTGTTGCTTTCATTAGCTTATAGATTTAAAATTTGTCAAGTTTTTTAATCCTGAAAGTTGACATTACTCTGGTAGAGATATACCCATAATATCATTAAGCTGTTTCCATATAGCTTCAGAATTATCTCCCCAGTACATATCACATTTAAAACTTGTATCAGTTTTTTCATATGGTGGTTCTAGAAAGTATGCTTGCCAATGTTCATCAGGCTTTGCAGTAAATCTTTTACACTTTTCTTTTACAGGACATTCAAATCCATGACATTTAGTTATATCTGGCATGCTTTTAATTTTTTTCTAAATTACTACTTTTTCTTGAATCTCTATAATCAATAATAAATCCAATTGCAACTATAATGTTCATTCCCAGTGACATAAGTATCTCATGAATGTCCTCATACACATTTAGTGAAAGGTGTATATGACCCACCATCCAAAATGGTATGGACAAGTTTTGGCTTATCCATACCAATAGATATTTTATAAAGTGTTTCACTGCTTGACTACAATATCATAAACCGTCTTGCTATTAGCCATAGAAAATTCATATATTTCTGCGCTGCAAGTTTTATCATTGAGTCTTATTCTTACTATACCTGCATCTTTAAAGTCCTTTAAAAATGCACTATCAGAGGTAATATCATCCATTATAAATACAGTCTTCCTATCTTCTGTAACAGTACCAGTAAGTGTATGTTTGTGATACTCTCCGCTGACATTAAATGATACATCAACATCTATGTTATCATCACATACATATACACCACTGATATAAAAAGAAATACCATTATAATTTTCTAGCTTCAGAAATGCACTAGTATTATTGGTAGCATATCCTATAACATAGGGTGGATCAAAACCATTATTTACTCTTGAATACTTCCACTGTGATAATGCTGTTGTTGTAACTAAACTTATAAAAATTAACAATAAACTTTTCATATTTACTCTTTTTTTGGTTTTTTAATTTGTTCTTTAACTTCAGACTGATTCTTCTTCAGAATCTCCTGTAATCTCTCCCAGATCTGTTTGTTGATCAAGTTGTAGTCTGGCTCTTTCTTCTTCATATCTTTCTGCTAAATCTGTGTGATATACCATCTCAAGGTATTCCATTGTAGACATCTGATCCATTTCTTTCTCAAGCATCTCAATGTATAGTTCTTTCATTCTTCCCATGCTCTTAATCCTTTAATTAATAATTCTCTACATGTTTCTGTTATGTTGTGTATCTCTTTAATTTCTTGATACCTCTTTATCTTTCTCATCTCAGAACTAGTTAAATATATTACAGCTTTAACTGTTTTCTTACCAACTGAATATTTTTTAAAATCATGTGGAAATTTCTCAATATAATCTGAGACATTATACATAAATGTATGGTCATTAAGATCTAATAACTTGAGCGCAAGATCCTTAGAATAATGTACTGTACATCTATCTATACCAGCATACTTTGCAATCCTTTTCTGGTTGTAATTAAATCTGTGACTGAGTACACCAATCAGATAGTTTCTCTTATCAAGATACTCTCTCTTCCTAGTTGGCTCATATATCTCTTTCAACTCTAGTATAATATCTTTATCTGTGTACATAGTTAAATAAAAAATGGAAAAAATATTGCTTTGTACTCACTAATGAATGCACCCGCAAGAATTGTATCAATAAAGTTATGTGTCTTTGTGTAGTCATACATAAAATACACAGCAAAGAACTGTGATATAATAAAGTAGACAGCAATAACACCCCAAGAAAACTTGGATATTACATCTCTCATAGTATTTGTATTAAATTAATTCTAAATCTGCTTCTTCAGCAATCTTTTCTTCCTCTTGATATGCTTCTGTAAGTAAGTCTAATGGTAGGAATCTGTCAGCATCATAGAGCTCATATGGAAATGAACTCTCTGATAGCTTGACTTCCTTAAGTAGTACTCCAAATTTGTTCTCTTGTAATCCCATTCTAACTATCCTTGTAATTGTATATAACTCACCCTCTTTAATCCACTCATTACTTGGCACCTTATCAGGCTTGTTAGAATCATCCACGCATATTGCTCTCATACTCTTTTATAGAAACTTTAAGATCTAATTTAGATAGACTTTCTGATATTTCCAACATATCAATATAACTTCCAGATTTTACTGTGCAATTACCATTCCTATGTACAATTAGCGCACACTGCTCTGCTTGTACTGGTTGGTGCTCACAAAATCTTATAAGACAGGCAATTACATATAGAAATGAATTCCTGTCATCATTATGCAAAACAAGTTTGTGTGTTGCTAAGTCTTCCATATAATAAATATAAGAATTATATATCATAACTCCTCCATACAATCTTGTTTTGATCAAAGTCTTCTAAAGCTTCTTTAACCCATCTTTCATCAACTGTATTCTTGTAACACAATATGTGTACAATAGCTTTCTCATCTGGATTAAGCCTTAGTAACCTACCAATTCTCTGACTTGATTTTCTTTCATTACCATATGCATGCATAATTATTCCCTGTTTTAAACCTGGAATGTTTACACCTTCACTGAGTTGTAATACACATGATAATTTGGTAATCTTATCTTTTTTAAAGTCAGTAAGATTTTCTGAGGAGTTAGGATTATTACTGTGATAGCTATGACTGCACATTCTATCAGCTTGTTCCTGTGTGTTTGCAAATAAAATGCACTTGCTTTGTATGCTATTAAACAATGCTTTAGCATATTTCTCTTTACTGGCATATTCCATCATAGCTTTCATTCTCATTACTCTAAGTATGTGAGATTGTCCTGCTCCAGTATCTATTCTTGTACCCCAGTAATTGTAGTTCTGCAGTTCAGATGTAGTAAAGCTACCATTCTTTGTAGATACCTTGTAATTTTTAGCAGTATCAAGTAAAAGCTCATGAACAATAATTTGATAGTCATTAATAATACCTGATGTAATAGCATCATCTGCTTTAAAAGTATATACTACTGGACAGTATTCATTAAGTAACTTACCTTTATCTGAACTCTTGTGCTTTGGTGGAGTACCAGTTAAACCAATAATCTTACCATTAAAGTTTTCTAGAAAAGGTCTGTGACTATCCAGCAAACTATGAACTTCATCCAGATATACAGTATCATATTCAAGTGGGTTTTGTTTATTCAAGCTGAGATAAGTACTAAAAGTTACATTGTCTAGTATGTTAGTAAGGCCAAATTTTGCTGCTTCATATCTCCAGGAACTAATAATAGATAATTTTGGAGCAACAACTAGTATGTTCTGTAATGGTGAGTGATTTCTTTCCATGTGTTTTAAACCTACTAAAGTCTTACCCACACCTGTGGCTAGAACTAATGTGCAGGCTCTCTTTCCCTCAGTAGCTTTTAAAGCTTCTTCTTGTATTTCTTCTCTGTTCATAAATGTTATTTTAAATAACCAAGTGCTCTGGCTTCTTTTGGATTATTTTTTAATCCATTTAAAACCATAAGCCTGTTTCTGTTTACCAGAAAAACAATTTCTTATGGCAGTACTACTATTAATATTAAGTTTTCTTTTTATTTCTTCCAGAGTATCAAATGTTTGCACAAATTGATCTTCTAAAGTATACTGGTATATAAGGAGTTTGTGTTGTACAAAAACAGAATCAGTAAAGCTCCATAAATAATCTCCAGCACTCTTTCTTTTACCAGCTGCACAGTTACTAATAGATGCCCTATCAATATTAGTTTTATTAGAAGCTTCTTGAATAGAGCTATGCTTATTTAAAAAACCACCTTTTTTATTAAATTGATAAATAGGAACTTTAATAGTATCATAAGCAAGATCTGATAATTTTTTACCTTTCATTCTCCTACTGAGAGCCTGCTTTCTTTCAGGAGTATATTCAACAGTAGGACATCTGGCAGTTTTACTTGAGTTATATGCAGGATTTAGTAAGTCTAGATAATATTGTTCTCTTTCAAGAATAACTTTTCTATCATCCGTTTCTGCAATTTCAAGTATTTCAAATCTAATACCTTCAATACCATACTTGTTTACAACATTTTGTAAGTATTTAGAGTCATGTCTTTTATGTTCCAAAGCTCTGAGATGTTCAAGAAACCTTCTATAAAAACCTTTTTGACATTTTTTGCCATTAAAAGTACCAGAAGCACTACCTATATAAAAGATGTTTGTTTTAGATAAATGTGTTATTTTATAGACACCTAGTTTTGTAAGATTGTCTAACAAAGACACATCAAATACATGATTTAGTAATTTACTCATGTCACAAAGATATGACATTTTCTACATATAACCAAATTACTTGAGCCACCCCATTTCTCTAGAAAGTTTTGGGTTCAAATGCAAAAAATCATGGCAGTTTCTACAGACTGCAAGCCATGTAGATTGCACTAAATAAAAAGCATCTCTGTTAACACCAGCATATGTGTGGTGCACATCTGTAGCATTAACAGAACAACCTTTTACTGCAATCTGACATAGACTAAAATCAGTAAGAAATCTTTTCCTTAGTTTTGAGTACTCTAGATCTTTCTTCTTTCTTTTAGAAGAAACCGGAGGGATAGCAGATTTTGTTGGTTTCTGTGTATTATCTTTACTAGAATGGCAACTCCAGCAATTTTTGCAATACTTGTATCCCTCGTGGTTCTTCCAGATGACTGTTTCTTTCTCACAGCCATCACAGGTTTTAAGCTTTAACTTCATTCTTTAATCTTGGTAATGTAACTGGTGCTTCCTTTAAACTTAAAAAGTTTTTGGGAAGAATACCCTCAGACATAAAGATAGTGATAATATCCTTTTTGGATATATTTAAATCTTTAAAAGTTAAAGTATTAGTAAATTTTTCATCTGTTTCTGTATACCTAAGCATGTCATCTGTCCAAGGACTCTTTGGAAATAGAGCTTTGAATATATGATTGGTATACTGAATGGTAACTTTTTGTTTAAATACATTAAGAACTTTCTGTGCACGTTTGTACACATTAAGAATTCTTTGTTTCTTCTTGCTACACATAGTTGCAAGTTCTTGTTCAGTAAGTGCATTTAGACCATACAATGCTCTCTTGTA